TCAGGCTGCGTTGTACCGCATTGAGACTGGTTCATCAATCCAGTCATAATTTGATGGTAGGGGGCGGGGGTTAGTTTCCTTTCGCCCGCCCTCTACACTTTAACAAGGAGAATAAATGCCAGAATACAAGTTTGTAACACCCACAGTGTATGAAACCCCTATTGCTTGGGACAGACTATTTATTCGTTATGGCATCAATCGTGGAGTTTCTGTCTTAATGATTGATGGAAAATACTCAAGTTATCGCTTCCCTGCTCAAACAGATATTGCAGCATCCACTGAACATTACTTAGGTGGGCACTCATATATCATTGATGAAAAAACTAAAAATCGTTTAACCGACCCAACTATTGGTGGCGATTATGGGGAGTACATAACAGAACTATGAGCCTACATCAAAGAACTAAGCACCCTGAGTTTGTTGAAGGATGCTTTGGTTGCAAGATTGCTACATTGGAACTAGGTACTGGCGATGCTGGTAGACCTGAATCAATGTCACAAAAAAAGTGGAACAAAGAATTAGATGCTTACTCTGCAGCACGCAAGCAAGGTATCCAACCAGGCGGTACAACCATGAAGGCTGTACAAGCAGCAGTGGATGCATCTAATAAAACAGGTAAAGCATTTAACGCAAACACGGGGGGATTTGACTAATGACTGCCATCGTAGGAATTCAGGGAAAAGGCTGGGCAATACTTGCCTCAGATTCTATGACTTCCTATGATGACAGACCGTTCTATGCCAAGGGCATGAACAAGGTTACCGAGCGTGGCGAATATCTATTTGCCGTAGCAGGAGATGCTTTAGCAGGTGACATAGCAAATTCACTGTGGATACCACCGCGAGTATCTAAGACTATGAGCACTGATGATTTTGTAATGACAAAGGTACTGCCATCGTTTAAGGCAGCCTGCGTTGCTTACAACTATAACCCTAATAATAAAGAAGATAAAGATGCTGGCTTTGATATGTTGCTTTGTATCAATGCAACTATCTATCAAATAGATTCTGGCTTTGGCTGGATGCGAGATGACCGTGGCTTGTACGCCATTGGCTCAGGTGGAGAACTTGCCTTGGGAGCCTTGGCTGCACTAGCAGCAACTGAACAAAGTATAACAAATGCTCAGTCTATAGCCGAGCGTGCTATCCAAATTTCCGCCGAGTACAACATTTATGTCGGCGGAGAGTTACAACTTAAGACACAAAAGGGGAAATAAAATGGCTGCAAAGAAAAAGGTTTCACCAGCATTAAAGAAGAAGGCTTATGCCATGGCTGAAAAGGCTGAGCCAAAGAAAGAAAAAGCAAAAGAATTAAAAAAGGGTATGGCAATGATGATGAAAAGAGGCAAGTAATATGTGTTCATCATGTGGTTGCGGAAACGCACAGGTAAATCAAGATGACAACTTTGGAACAGTTAACCCTTATGGTATCAAGGGTGCCCCAGTTAATTCGCCTACTACTCTTGGAGAGAAGTAATGGCAGCCAAAAAGGGAATGGGTTTTGCTGCTGCTCAAAAGAGCATTGCGAAGAAACAAGGAATCCCAATGAAAAATGCGGGTGCAATCCTTGCAGCGGGTGCTCGCGGTGCGAGTGCTGCTGCTAAGAAGGCTAATCCAAATCTTAAGAAGGTTAAAGGAAAGTAAATGACAGACCCAAGACTAAAGCGAGCAGGAGTTGCAGGTTTTAATAAACCAAAGCGCACACCAAGTCACCCAACAAAGTCACATGTAGTTGTGGCTAAAGAAGGAGATAAGGTCAAGACTATTCGCTTTGGTCAGCAGGGTGTTAGTGGAGATAAGACTCCAACGGCTAGACAAAAATCATTCAAGGCTCGTCATGCTACCAACATTGCTAAAGGCAAGATGAGTGCAGCGTACTGGGCAGATAAGGTGAAATGGTAATGGCTAAAAAAGAAGTATGGGATAAACCAAATCCTAATAAAAAATCTAAATCACTTTCACCTGCTGCTAAAGCATCAGCCAAGGCTGCTGCTAAAAAGGCTGGCAGAAAATATCCTAATCTTGTGGACAACATGAGAGCAGCACAGAAGAAAGGTAAGTAACTATGGCTACAGGTTATGCAGGTTCTACACTCGTTGCTGAATTAAACAGGCTTGCCAACTCTGGCACATACCCAGCCCGTACTGCTTTTCTGGAAGCCCCAGGTGCAGCCAACAAATGGGCTGGCACTACTGGTAAAGATTTATTGGGAGCGCTCAATTACAAGGCTGATTCAACTCGCCAACCAAATAACTATAAAGGTTTAAACGCAGTATGTAATGAACTTGCTAGTACCACTGGTAAGTCAGCCGTATCAGCGTTAAGGAGCATTGACCTATGAGTACTCTTGAACAAATGACTGACCGTATTGAGACACTTCTCCACGGTTACAGCATGAATACAGAATCAACTACTTGGCTTACTGCTGCAGTTTCTAATGCTACAACTACTAGCATTTCAGTTAATGATTCAAGCGTAGTTAGCCGCGGCTTTATACAAATTGGCGATGAGTTAATGTATGTCAATAGCACTAATAACATTGACAATATACTTAACCTTGCCCCGTGGGGGCGCGGTCAGCGTGGCTCAGTGGCTGTAGCGCATGACAATTTATCTAAGGTTATTGCTGCTCCAGTATTTCCACGCTATGAAATCAAGAAGGCTATTAACGACACAATCAACTCTGTGTATCCTCAAGTCTTTGGCATCGGACAATTCCAGTTTAACTACATTGCTGCTCGCACAACCTACGATATTCCTGATGAAGTACAAAACATTCTTTCAGTAACCCACTCGGTCATTGGTCCATCTAAAGAATGGTTACCAGTGCGTGCGTGGCAGATTGACCGTACTGCTAATCCAACAGCATTTGGCGATGGAACAAACTTTGGACACAGCCTTAGCGTGTACTCACCTATTGTTCCAGGTCGCCCTGTGAATGTGGCTTTTGCTAAACGCCCATCACTATTTGATATTAACTCAACAGCATCACAAGAAATGTCAACCGTTACTGGCTTGCCATCGTATGCAGAAGATGTGCTTATCTATGGAGCAGCCTTCCGTATGGTTTCATTCCTTGACCCAGCACGCTTGGGTCCACTATCTGCAGAAGCAGATGTTCTTGATAACCAGCGTGGAGCAGGCAGCGGTGCTAATGCAGCCCGCTTCCTATTCAATGTATACAACACTCGTCTAAACGAAGTGGCGGAGAACATGCGCCGTCAATTCCCCGTTCGTTCACACTACCAGAGATAAGGCACCCACATGGCAGCAGGAGACCCAGGAGTACTCAAGCGGAACTTTTCCGCCACAGCAATCCAGACTTCATTAGTCAACTCTATTTCATCGGCAGCAACTGGCGATACAACAACAAGCGTTGCTGTAATCTCTGTCAGCGGTTTCCCATCAACAGTTCCTTACACACTTATCCTTGACCCAGATGGTTCAAAAGAAGAAGTAGTAACGGTAACGGCTGCAAGTTCAACTACTCTTACTATTACTCGCGGTCAAGATGGCACACCCGCTGTAGCACACGCTGCTGGTACATCTGTTCGCCATGGTGTATCTGGTCGTGACTTTAAAGAAGAACAAACTCACATTGCTGCTCGTGGTTACGATGCAGATACTGCCATTCTTTCATCTGCTGGACAGACACATGTGCACGGACTTGTATCAGGCGATGGTTCAATAGTAGGTTCTGACCAGTCGGTAACTCTTACTCGCAAAACTTTGACTACACCTACAATCAATGGTGCCACAATTACTGGCACTGTTACTGCAAGCACTGCAACATTTGCTAGTCCAACATTAACAACACCTACGGTTAATGGCGCAACTATAACTGGCACAGTTACTGCTTCAACAGCAACAATTGCCAGCCCTACAATTTCTAGTCCTACTATCAATGGCACACCAGTTATTACTGGTTTGTCAAGCGTTGGTATGTCTACATCATCTGCAACACCTAAGAGTTATGTAGATGCAATCCTTGGTTCAGCCACCGCAGCATCTACCTCTGCTACTAGCGCAGCAACTAGCGCCACTAGCGCAGCAACATCAGCAACTTCCGCTGCAGCAAGCGCATCCGCTTCTGCTTCAAGTGCCAGTGCTGCAGCAACAAGCGCTTCATCAGCATTAACATCACAAACTGCTGCTGCCACTAGCGCAACCAGTGCTGCTGCTTCCGCAACTGCTGCTGCTACCAGCGCCACAAGCGCTGCTGCTAGTGCAACCGCTGCAGCAACTTCTGCTACTTCTGCTGCTGCTAGTGCTACAACTGCTGCTGCATCTGTAGCCACTATTGCTGGCTATTCATCCAATGCTTCTACTCAGGCAACTGCTGCTGCTACATCAGCAACTAGCGCTGCTGCATCAGCCACTGCTGCTGCGACTTCGGCTACATCCGCTGCTGCTTCTGCTACTACAGCATCTAACTCTGCAGCCACAGCAACTACTCAGGCTGGTAACGCATCTGCCTCGGCAACTGCAGCAGCAACATCAGCCACAAGTGCTGCAGCCTCTGCTACCGCTGCAGCAACTTCTGCTACTAGCGCTGCTACTTCTGCTTCATCTGCTCTAACAAGCCAGACAGCAGCAGCAACCAGCGCAGCCTCGGCTGCTACATCAGCCTCAGATGCTGCTACAACTTATGACAACTTTGATGACCGCTATCTTGGTAGCAAGGCATCTGCTCCTACTGTAGATAACGATGGTAATACACTTCTTGTTGGTGCCATTTATTGGAACTCAACACTTAATAATATGTATGTGTGGTCAGGTTCTGCATGGGTGCAAATTGCTACAACTAGTGTTTACTCAGCACCTACTCTTGGTAGTACAACTATTGCTTCTGCTACTACTTACTCAACAATAACTGGTCTTACCCTTAGCGGTGGTTTGGCTGCAGCAGACCCAACGGTATCTCTTGGTCTTGCTACTAAGCAATATGTTGACTTGGTTACTGCTGGTGTTAATTACCATGCTCCAGTGATAGCAGCATCTGTAAGTAATCTTTCTGCTAACTATAGCAATGGCTCATCTGGTGTAGGTGCAACTCTTACTGCTGATACTAACCGTGCTTTTAGCACGCTTGATGGTCAAACAGTATCTGTTGGTCAACGCATACTTATTAAAGACCAAACATCACAATTGCAAAATGGTATCTATACATTAACTACCGTAGGTAGCGGCGCAGCACCTTGGGTAATAACTCGTGCTACAGACAATGATGCTACCCCAGAACTTGCTAATGGTGATGTTGTAAACATTACTGGTGGTACAGTTAACTCTGGTAAAACTTTTGTTAACTCAACTACTGGAACAATTACAGTTGGCACGACTGCTATAACTTGGGCAACTTATTACACAGGTTTGCCCTCACAAACTGGTAGTGCTGGTAACTATTTAACTACTGATGGAACTACTCCATCTTGGTCGGCAGTTACTACTTATGCTGCACCAACACTGGGTTCAACATCAATTGCTTCGGGAGCAACCGTAACAACAATAAACGGACTAACTAAAATTGTATCTGCAACAGTAGCAAAATTAGATGCCAGCGGATACGAGCAAGACTTTGACCTATTAACAATAATGGGCGCAATCTAAACGAAAGGGTAGTAACTAATGGCTACAACAACTAAGGCGCTGGCTAGAACAGCAGCAGCAACATCAAGCACAACTCTATACACAGTACCTTCAGCAACAACTACAGTAGTAACTAACATTGTAGTTACTAACTCAGCAACCTCTGCTGCTACATTTACAATCACACTAGATGGTGTTGATTTATTTAAAGATACAGCAATTGCAGCAAGTTCAACAGCAATGTTTGACTTAAAACAAGTACTTGCAACAACTAAAATTATTGCTGGTTTAGCCAGCGCAGTAACTGTTAAGTTTCATATTAGCGGAGTGGAAATATCTTAAGATGCCAACTTTAACTGAAAAACAAAAGCAAGATAGGAGAGATGCTCAGCGCCGTTGGCGAAAGCGTAATCCAGAAAATGCTAAAAAAAGAAACAGGGATAGCGAGTACCGTAGAAAGTACGGTATCAGTCTAGAACAATACGATGAGATGTTAAAGGCACAGCAAGGAATATGCGCTATCTGCGCTACATCTTGCGATACAGGTATGAACCTAGCCGTAGACCACTGCCACATGACTAATAAAGTTCGTGGACTTTTATGTAAGAACTGCAACACTGCTATTGGACTCCTTAAGGAGGATGTAGAAAATATGAATAAAGCAATTAACTATATTAAGTTTCACACGATTACAGAGGAGATTTCATAATGGGTGTATCAGTATTTCCAGCAGCAAGCACAGCATCAGCACCTCAACCATTAGCAACAGCAGTTCCAGCGGGATTAACACTTCAAAGAACTTATACATCTACAACTTCTAGCATTACTTGGCCTTCTGGCACAACGCAAGTTTATGTAATTATGGCTGGCGGTGGAGGTAATGGTATTAGCCCTGGTAACTCTGGCGGCGGTGGCGGCGGTGGCGGCGGGGCTGTTATACAGGGTTGGGTTAAAACTTTTTCTACTGTAACTATTGCTGCTGGTGGCGGAGTTACTTCAATTGATGGTTTAGTAGCAGGCTATGGAGGCAGAGGCGGAAATTACACTTATAACTTGCCTACTCCAGCAATGCCTGGAGGTGGACAAGGAGGCGAAGGTGGCGGCCAAACGCAACCTAATTTTAGCGCTAGTTCATTTTTAACTTCTGTTGGCGGTGCTCCAAATGCTGGTTCTGGAACTTCGGGCGGTGGCGCTAGATATGATGCTAGCACAGGCGGTGCTGGTATTTACACTGGCGGCGGTGGTGCTCAAGGAGCCAATGGTGGCGCTGGTTTATTTGCTGGTGGTACAGGCGGCGCAAGTCAAGGCGGTGGCGGCGGTGGGGGCGGAATTATTGCCGTAGGTGGCAACGGCACTGCTGGCGCTAGTGGCGCTGGTGGTACTGGTGGTTCTGGCGGCGGTGGTGGCGGTGGCGGTAGTGGGTCATACGGTACTGGTGGCACTGGCGGCGCAGGTGCCGTTCTTGTTTACTATTAAAATTAAAGGAGATAAAAATGACTTATTTTGCAGTATTAAATAATAACAATGTAACAAACTTAATTGTCGCTGACACTTTAGAAACAGCAGAATTAGTAACTGGATTAACTTGTGTAGAATATGTTACTCCACCAAATCTTGAAATCGGTTTTATTTATAATCCTAATACAAATACATTTTCCGACCCAACTGTTTAATAAGTAATTATCCCTGAGCAAGAATTAAAACTGCTCTATTTTTATTTCTTAAGACACAAGGAGAAGCCATGGTATCAAGAGCACCTGACATTTCAGACCGCACGATAATTGACTTATCAGGTCGCTTGTCTACTTATTATGACTTAAACGCTAACGCCTTTGATGTGGCTATTGCTGGTCTGCCATTTATTATGGCTGTCACAGACAACACACCATACAAGCGACAGACAGCAGAGTTTCGTTCTCAGCGTGTAGACCAGATGCGTGACCCAGGCGAACACACCCTTGGTGGTTCAGGCTACTGGACACGGGCACAATCCTCTTGGCACTATGGCGAAGGCATTAACTTTACCGAACCATTGGAAGGCAATGACAACGAAGTTCGTTTTCGTTTCAAAGATTCCTATGGCATAGATGTCTGGACACCTGGACAAATCACGCTACTTAAAAAGACAACCCGCGTTCAGGCTTTTGCTGGTAAATGTAAAGTTGATTCTGGTGGTTCCGATACAGGAGTTCCTTTCTTAGTTGCTACTGACATGTCTGTACGCACATCACAGACAACTGCTATGTACAAGATTACTACCGCTGGTACATCTACTGCCCTTGTTAACTGGTCATCATTTAGTAATGAAACAATCCTTGCTACCACATCAGATGGTACATATATGTATGTGGCTACAACTG